ACCTATGTACACAAGGGCCACTATGAAGACAAGTGGGAATTTGATGTTTTCAAGCGTTCTGAGTTTTTGCCCCTGTACGATGAATACACCGGAAAACTGCGCGGCGGCATTCGCTTTTGGTCGCTGGATATTAAGGACAGCACCCGGCCCATTATCGCTATATTGTACACTGAGCAAGGGTATCAGCGCTTCCAAACACCTGAAAAGGAATACGGTTATGCGGCATTACAGCCCGTGAACGAAATTACCCCGTACACTGAGCGCGTGCAAGTAAGCGAAGCTGACGGTGTGGAAGTAATCGGGCAAGGCGAAAACAGCACTTTCCCCATTGTTCCGCTGTACCCCAACGAAAGCAAGTGTTCAGACCTGGACAACCTGAAAGCCAAGATTGACGCGCTGGATATTGCCCTTTCCGGCTTTGCCAACGATATGCAGGATGTTGCTCAGGTGTATTGGCTCGTGAATGGTGCTATGGGCGCATCCGATGATGAATTGACGCAGTTACGCGACCGGGCGAAGTTCCTTCACATTCTGAACATTGACGGCGATCATAGCAGCATTGAACCGTTTACGCAGGAACCGCCATACAATGCCCGTGAAGCGTTTATCCAGAAAATGATCGACCGTATATATGCCGACTACGGGGCGCTGAACGTTACACAGGTAAGCGGTCAGCAGCGCACCGCAACGGAAATTGAAGCGGCCTATCAGCCCATGGATGAAGAAGCAGACGCTTTTGAATACCAAATCATTGACTATATCCAGCAAATATTGCGCATTATGGGCCTACCTGAATCTGTGCCGCAATTTGTGCGGAACCGCATTGCCAACCAGAAAGAACAGACGCAGATGGTTATGATGGCCGCTGATTATGTGGATGATCGTACCATGCTGGAATTGTTACCGTTTATCCCGGTTGACAAGATTGATGATATTCTTGCCGCGAAAGACGGCGCTGAATATGATCGCATGGAAGATGAGGAAACGGAAACAGGGGAAGATGATGCGGATATTGATGCTATGATTGCCGAAGGGTTAGACGATGACAATGATGATGACAGCGATATAATGAGCGCTTTTGATGACCTTGAAAGCGAATTGGACAGCATCGGAGGGTGATTAAATGCCGCAATACGCAAGCGAATATTATGATCCGGTAAAAGCCCATGAATACTACATGAAGCACCGTCAATTGAAGGGCAGGCACTCCACCGCTGGCCTGAACCAGACCGGGAAGGAAGCTGCCGCAAAGGTTAAGGAAGAATTGACCGCAGAACGAAACAAAAAGGTTGCAGACCTGAAAGCCCAAACGCAGGATACAATCAATGATATTCGTTCCAAGATTGCCGAAATCCGGGAAATGAATAACAACCTTACAAAGAACGTTTCAGAACAATCCAAAGTGCTTACCGCTGAAAAAACATCCCGCAAAAAGGCCATTTCCGATAAGGCCAAAGAGGATAAGGCGAAAGTGACCGCCGATGCCGCCGCGCAACGTGAGGCCGCATCCGAACGTGCCAAACAGCAGAAAGAGCAGAACAAGCAGAAAGTGGCGCAGGAGCAGGAACGTATCAAGCGCGAAGCTGAACGCATCAAGAACATGCCCTCCGGCCCCGCAAAGGAGCAGGCCAAGGAAAAACTGTCTGCTGACCGGGAAAACCTGAAAGACACCCGTGAAGATGTTCGCGCTGAAAATGCCGAAATTTCTGAAAGTCTGAGCGAGGAAAAGCAGAACATTTCTCAGGACGCTTCCGACAAAAAAGCGGCGATTGATGAAAAAGCCGCCGAAGATAAAAAGGGTGTTGATGAAGAAATCGAAAATACCAAACAGCAGAACAAGGAAGCTGCCGCTGCTGAAAAGCAGAAATTGAGCGATAAAAAGGCCGAATTGAAGCAGAGCATCCAGAACGCCCGTAAAGGCTATACGGACGGCAAAGCGGCCCTGAAAGAGGAATATAACAAGAAATTTGAAGAAGAACTTGGCAAAATGAAATCCGATGATGCAATGAAAGGAAAAGGCAAATGAAAACGCGGTATGATGTACGCGCCTGGAAAGAAACCGATGAATTGCCCGTTGACCATGCCTGCTGTTTACCCCTTTACAGGCTTTTGCTTACAATCATCCGATACAGCCGCAAGTATAGCTATATCAAGATCACAAAGCGCAATGTAATAGGCGGGTGACGCTATGGCAGATGCGGGAACCAGATACACGGATGCGGCGCAGGCTGAATTGGAGCGCCGTTTCAGGGCTGTTTACCGGGAAGCGCAGGCCGATATAATATCCAAGCTGGATGCACATACAAAGCGCCTGAGCGCCAAAGACGCGGCAAAGCGGGCACAGGTGGAAGCCGGAACGCTATCTCAGGAAGCCTATCAAGATTGGTTGAACGGGCAAGTATTCATCGGCAAGCAATGGAAAGACAAGGTTGATTCCGTTGCCACTTCCCTTCTGTACGCCAATCAACAGGCAAATGACATGATCGAAGGGAAGAAACGCGCCGTGTTCGGTGAAAATGCCACTTTTCAGGCGTATTCCCTTGAACATGACGCGGGCATGGATTTATCATTCAGCATCTGTGACAGCGCCACCGTAACCCGCCTGATAAAAGAACAGCCTGAATTATTGCCCCGCCGTGTTGTGAACGGCGTAAAGGATAAGGCGTGGAACAGGACGAAGATTGCGAACGCTGTGACACAGGGCATTATTCAAGGCGAATCTATCCTGGAAATAGCCCAGCGCATTGCCAAGCAGACCAGCAGCAGCAACATGGAAGCTATGACCCGCTATGCCCGAACGGCCATGACCGGGGCACAGAACGCGGGCCGCATGGAAATGCTTCACGAAGCGCAGGCAATGGGTATCAAGGTAAAAAAGCGCTGGCTTGCTACGCTGGATAGCCGCACCCGTGACGCGCATAGGAATCTTGACGGGCAAGTGCAGGATATTGATAAGCCATTTGAAAGCGATTTAGGCCCAATTGACTACCCCGGCGATTTTTACGCTGACCCGGCGAACGTTTATAACTGCCGCTGTACGCTGATATATGAATACCCGGAATATATGCCGCAAAACGCAGAACGGCGGGCGTATAACGATGATAGGACGGAAAGCGAAATTATCCCGGATATGACATATAACGAATGGAAAGCGTGGAAAAGGGCTTCCTCATCGCCCGCGCAAGTCCCCGCGCCTCAGAAAAAGGATTTTGAAACCTATACGACGAAATTAAAAACTGCTCTTACTGACGCACAATATCAGGAAGCAAAGGCGCTTATTGAAAGCAGCCCCGTTCAACCTTTGTATGAGCGTTACGCGGATGATTGTAATGGTATTTACCAGCAGCAGGGCGGCGGCGTTTATAGGCCGATGAATGATACCGTAACATTTGGTATTGAAAACAGAACAGGCAAAAGTCCGTATTCTACAATGGCACATGAAATGGCCCATATGTTTGATGCTCATATAAAACGCGGAAACGGCCTATCATTTGCGGAAGCTGATTTGATTAACCAAAGGTGCCCGATTGGAAACGGAACATATAAAACAGTCAAAACAGTACCGTCATCCTCCGATAAATTCCTTTCCGCGATGCGTAGGGATAAAAAATCCCTATCTGCTATTATTACTGATAAGGCAGCGCTTGCCGAAATGAAAACAGGGAAAATGTATAACGCAAGCGCAGGCGTTCAGGACGCGATGGACGGATTTTTTGGAACGCAGAAGAATGGCCTTTTGCCGTGGGGCCATGGTGAGAAGTATTACAACCGCGCCTATAATAAGCGTATTGTAGGATTTGGCAATGAAAAGAACCTGAAACAAGCGTTTTTGGAATTGGACTTTGACGCAAGCAACCAAACCAAAGTAAAAACGCTGATGCGCGACTATGAAACTGCATCTGAATTGTGGGCAAACGGTGTATCTGCAGTAACATGCGGCGGGGATGAACTGGTGGCATTTGAAAAGTACATGCCGGAAACGATTCAGGCAATAAAGGAAATAATAGGAGGACTGTAAAGTGGACGAATGGCTGAAAAAGTACGCTGAAACCTTTGATGATGGTTTCCCTATGATTCCCCTTGCATGGGGCAGAACTGATGATGAAGTGATTGAAATAATCAAGAAGTGCCTTGACGCGGGGAAAGACGCTTATGCAATGGGCCTTGTAGAAGATGATGATGATTTTCAGTATTGAGGTGAGTAAATGCCTGATGTAACATTCACCACAAACCGCGCCGCCGTGCTTGCCGCTGTATCCGATGCAAAGGCCCGCGCTCTTGAGATCATGGGCGGCAAGGCTGAAAGCTATGCAAAACAGCTTGCGCCTGTTGATACTGGCAATCTACGCAATAGTATTACCCATCAACAATATGATGAAAATACGGAAATCATCGGCACAAATGTGGAATATGCCCCGTTCCAAGAATTGGGCACACGCAAGATGAAAGCGCATCCTTTCCTGCGTCCTGCCGCTGAGAATCACAGCCCGGAATACAAAGCAATCTGGCAAGGCGAACTGAACAAAATCAAATAATCATTTTTAATCAATAATCCGCGCTCAGTTTATCTGGGCGCTTTTTTTGATTTCCAAAAAAATTTGACGTTTTTGAATGTGCGCGAAAATTTGTTCTCCGTCAAAATAAGGCCATAAGGCAAAGCACCGCCTTAAACATTTCCGAAGCGCGAAGCACAGCGCCCGAAGAATAGGAGGAAAATACATGTCCTTTTCCCGCGCATTTTTGAAATCCGTGGGCCTGACCGATGAACAGATCAGCGCTGTCATGGAGGAACACACCGCCGTAACCACCGCCCTGAAAACCCAGCGTGACCAATTCGAGGGGGAAGCAAGCCAGCACAAGGCCGATGCTGAAAAGCTGTCTCAGGTACAAAAAGAACTGGACGAACTGAAAGCCCGCAAGGATTACAAGGCCGATTTTGACAAGGCCGTGAAAGACCTTGAGGACTACAAAGCCAAGGTTGCGGCAGAAGCCGAAGCGGCGAAAGTACGCGCCGCATACAAACAGCTTCTATCCGATGAAAAAATCAACGACAAACAGCATGAAGCGATCCTGAAAGTCACCGATTTTTCCGGGATGAAGCTGGACAAGGATGGGAGACTGGAAAACGCCGACAAGCTGAAAGAAGCAATCAGCAAAGATTGGGCACCTTTCAAAGTTACCATCCGTGACCGGGGAGAGGACGTGCCCCACCCGCCCCGCACTGATAACGGCGGCGGCGTAAATACCGAAATGCAAATGTACGCCAAACGCTTCCATGATGAACGATACGGAAAAAAGGAGAGTGAGTAAATGTCTTTCATCACCACCCCGGACAGCCAGGCGAAGGTTTACGCGCCCGGCTGGTTTTTGAAAAACAACGAAGATTGCACCCGCGAAACCCGCGAATTTACCCAGAACAGCCCCCTTGTACAGACAGCCGACAACGGCGGCAAATACGTTCCCATGGGAACCGCGTACCCCACCAATGACGGCAACGCCATCGGCATTGCCTATGAGGACGTGGACGTGTCCAGCGGCAACATGCCCGGCAGCGTGGTCACCAAGGGCGAAGTATACGAAGATCGTCTGGCCGTAACGGGCGAAAGCTATGATGCTGTGACCCCC